TTCATACAACATACATCCATATGCCGCACATTGTACAAAATAGTTTTCGATCCAATTTCTTGGTTTCGGTTTCTTAGAAGTCTTGAAGTCAATTATTGCTAACTCACCATCGTATTCTGCAATACAATCGACGGTTCCTGCAATTCCTAACTGCTTACTATATAGGGAAGTTTCCAGAGCATGAATATTGTCAATATTCTTTAAGGTTCCCTTGGAAATTTTAAATAAAAACTCAGAAATAGGAGGAACTTTTGGTAACTCTACATTCTTTAGGTGACACTCGGTGAGAGTGTGCATATCAGTCCCACGACGTGTTGCCGCCTTTGTGACACGATTTGCCTCTTCATCACCAACTTTCTTTCTCCACTTAACAAAAATCTCTTTATTAAAATGACTAGTCACCGAAGTAATAGAAACTAGTTTTAAGAGTTCTTCTTCATCAGGAACAGAATAATATCTGACTCCATCAATAGTCTCTCTCTCAAGTTGAGGGAGATTCAAATCAACATGATTAAACATTACAAACCTGCTTCCATTTTTGCTGTAAGATACTCCTTGACAAGACCTGAACGAACAATATCATCAATCCCAAATTCAATTATATCAAAAGATGGCATTTTACGCAAGACGTTCATAAAGTCTACAATACCATTTCTTTCATTTGATTTGTTTAAGTCTGACTGTCTGGCATCACCACAAAAACAAATGCGTGTATTTTCACCAACACGAGTGATGATACTATCAAGTTCATGGAAGTTAAGGTTCTGGAACTCATCAACAATAATAATAGAATTGTCAAGTGTGGTTCCACGAAGAAAAGAAGTGGACCAGAACTTAATCGTTTCTTGTGCCTTGAGATTGCCGTATAGCATCTCAAAGTCAGCATCAGATGGCATCTGGAACATATACTTAACCATATTCTTATAAGGAATCTGGTAGATGTCTGCCTTATCTTCATGAGAACCGGGCAGGAAACCAATCTCTCTGGTTGCTACAAGAGACCTGACGAGATAGATGCGTTCGTATGGGGTATATTCATTCAACACATCTTTCAGTGCATTGAATAAAGTAATAAAGGTTTTACCCGTTCCGGCACAACCATATGCAACAATATGTTTTTGTTCCGCATATGCATCAAATAATCTCTTTTGATTATCATTAAGTGGATCAATGTCCACCAAGTAATTAGAACTTAGTGGTTTCTTTCTTTTTATCTGCTTCGTTGTTAGACCAACTCCAATTGGTTGATCATCTTTTGCAGATACTCTTTTTCTTCTTGCCATGCTTAAATTTTTCTAACAGTTGCTTTTGGTGCCTTTGATGCTTTGTTGAGGACTTCATTCCAACCTGGATGTTTGTTGACAAGTTTGTCTCTCCACTCACCAACATCTGTTGCCATCGGAGCAGTAGATGGATCAGACCAATCCCGATGCCAATCAGGATTATCTTCTAACCATTTATTCCAATCATGAACACTCATACTCACTTCTTTCTGATCACCCGTCTCTTTATGTACTACTGGATATGTTGCCATTGTTAAAAATTCAAGATAAAAATATTTAGACCCATTCCAGAGCTGCGGCACATGTAGGAAACTGCTCTATAAAAATTTTCTTACATTCCTCTGCGATGTCCATATGCTCCTTCTGAGTTCCGTTAGCAGACCTCAGAGTGATGTAATGAATCCACGAACGAACAGACCCCGACATATACATTTTGGTTGGAGTGGCAAGAGGAAGCACAAATCGAGCACATTCCTTTGCGATCCCATCATCCAGCATTTCTCGATATAAATCCATAGACCTAGTGAAGAGTTGCTGCATCTTCATCTCATATTTCTGCTTCTTAAAAGGGTCAACATCATCAATACTATTTTGACGATTTTTGGTGTCTTGTGACCGAAGTTCCGGAAGGGGGATCGTCTGTGAGAGTAGGGAAGAATCAGCATACCGTTGTGAAAATTCTTGATATGTAAACGAACGGTGTCGCAACACTTGAGCTGCCAGACCTCTTGTGGTCTCAATCTCAAGAGTCATGAATGCTTGTTCAAATACAGACCAGTGATTGTGTTTGATGCAATAACCTAACAACTTTGCATAGTTTGGGTTTTCTTGATTATTGGGGTTTGACACACGGGCAACGTATGCCATATTCTTCTCCGCATCGGGAGTCACACTAATCAGTTTTACACTCATTTACCAAATCCTTTAGAATTTTCTTTTTCAATATCAGCAATCTGCTGTTTTACTGCTTTCAGTTGTGTTTTCATCTCTTTAATATTCTCTTGATCATAGAGATGATCTTGCTTGATTAATCGTTCAAGCAACTTTATAAGTTCTTTTGCTTTTCTAGTTCTAGTCTGGGTATCCATCGTCATCATTAAATACTTCGTCGTAATCTTTCATTCCCGGAAATTGACTTCTGTCAACATCTGTTTTGTATGCATCCACATCAGAATATACTTCTGCTTTCAATGAATCAACAAGCAATTCAAGGTTTCGAACAATGAGTTTTAATCGGTCTTTCTCCATAATACTATGTTGTTTCACCATATTATAACATAAAAAAAGAGGGTCTTGCAACCCTCCTAACAATTTTAACGTAAGTGACTCACTTATTGTAGATACGACCACGATAACAGAATGTACCATGGGTCTCTTTTGATTCTACACAACGAGTATCATACTCAACACCACGATATGAAGTGTGAGAAATTTGTGCGTCATGCAGTGCAGATGATTTGTTGATCTGCTTTTTAATCATTTGAAGTGTGTTCATTTGTTTACTCCTAAAGTAGTTGGATTTTTAGGTCCGTTCCTTTAGTCGTTTGCGTCCCAATAGCAGTTAGGTGTAGATTCCTTAATGGTTTCTACCAATTCAATCTTAACTTGATTGCTAAGATCTTCATGATTCTGCATCCGTAGCATAATTGCATCGGCATCAGAACAACTGAGTGATGAATATAAAAGAAATTCAATCATGGGATGAACGGCTCCGTTCCGCGACTTACTTGCGTCAGAGTCTCCTCTGATGAACGATAGGTCCATTATAGACCCTATACCCTATTTAGTCAATAGGTTTCTGAAAATCTCTACAGACCAAAAAATTGCCGGGATTTTTTTTGCCGATATTTTGGAATTATTTTCTCTTTTTGGTTTTGGGTGGTTCAAAACCATATAGTTTGGGGTTAATCCTACCCTCAGTCTGATTCATGGTCACGAAACCTTTCTTATACTTATCATAGTAGTGGTCAAAAATTTCGGATTGTTTTGCTGCTACCGCAATGTCATATGAACTAGAGGCACCACCGTCAACTTTATATTCAACTAAGAATGAATTGTTAGGCAAATTTCGATCATTTGCATTTTCTGGATCACAGTTTTCAAATAAAATTTTCATAAGATTCACGAACGACCTCCCCATTGAATATCAGGATATGCTTCTGCAACAACTTCTTTGGTAAGTTTATACGCATCACTCAGTTTCTTATCTTTAGAAAGACAAAGAATTTGTGCCTCAAGTGGATGCAGTCCTTCAAGAATATTAATAAACATTGTCTCACGACGAACTGCACTCAGTCCATCATTTCCACCCCTAATAAAGTGATAGAAGTTCTTATATTCTCTACGGATAGATGTGTGCCCGTTTTTGTCACTAGAACCCATAGAGAATGAATCCGTTTCGTGCATTCTACGAACAGATTCATCAATTTTTGTGGAAAGAGATCCATTATGTGATGCTTGATCCTCAAATCCAGTGTAAGGAACATCACCTTCTGGAAGCACTGACTTTACACTTTCATCAAAGTTCCAAATAAGCAGTGTCTTGAGAGAAATATGTTCAAACTTTTTGAGCACCTCAATTTTTTTTGCTTTACTCCTTTGCTTAGAAACAAGATCCAGAACTTCAAAAGCAAATGGATTATTTGGAAGATCCAATGATGCAGTCTTAGTCTTCGTCGTTTTCTTCTTCGTTACTGTCGTCATAGTTTTCAAAATTAAATGCGATTACTTCATCTGGAATAAGATTTCCTTGCTCATCAAACATTTCGGGATGATATCTTGGTGCCTCCCGATAGTTCATCATATATTCTCTAGCAGTCCAACCAATCATCAGTCCCATCATGAGAAATAGAATAGTCAAAAATGATCCAAATACTAAACTAGTTGCTAACATCTTTTTTACTCCGGGTAGTTACCTCTATTTTCCGTGTCCTGATGGAAAATTCAAAATAGATAGTTACTTCCCGTTTTAGAAAGCATACCATCTTTTCAAAAATAATATGAAATGGTTGTGTTTGCTTTCTTTTCCCTCCATTAAGTAAAAATTCAATACCACGATTTTTGTGGTCTTCGTTTTTATTTATGTTAAGACTTGATGACTTGGTGTTCTCTGAGGAATTTGATTGTGTCAACACAGCCTCCCAATTTTTTATCGTCACATACTACTTGTGGAAAGGTAGAACCTTTACCGAATTTAGCATAGAATTCCTCTCTTGTAAAGTCCTCTTCAAGTTTATAAGATTCAAATTCTGTGCCGGTCAGTTCCAATACTTGTTTAACTTTATAACAATAAGGACAATTTTCTTTTGTGTATACTTTAAAATTCATAGAATTACTGTTTTACTACAAGATAATTACCAATCACAAGATAATCCAAATCAATGTTTTTGAAAGTTTTAATCGCATCCTTTGGAGTTTCTACGATTGGTTGACCATTATCATTGAAAGATGTATTGAGTAAAACTGGACATTCAGTCTTCTCATTATATTTTTGCAGAAGTGTTGTAACTTCTGGATGCAACTCCTTATTCACAGTCTGAATTCTACAAGAGAAATCTCTGTGTGTGATCGCACCGAGTTTCTTTCTTTGATTTGGTCTTACAACTAAAGAGTATAGCATATATTCATTCGGATATGTATCTGTAAAGTATTCATCTTGATATTCCTCAAGCATAATACCTGCGAACGGACGCCATTCCTCTCTATGTTTGATACGTGTGTTTATTGTTTCCTTGTTTTCCTTTGGAGTAGGATTCATAAGGATAGACCTAGAACCAAGTGCTCTTGGACCAAACTCTGAACGATTCTGAAACCAACCAACAATCTTATTCTCGGCAAGAACATTTACCGTCTTGTCACATAATTCCTCAAAGGTATCAAACTTCTTATACTCCATTCCTTCAAGTGCTTCCTCAATCTCTTCGTCACTATAAGTGCGTCCAAGAAGTGAAATGTTATGTGGAAGAGTTACCTTTTCTTTTGCCTTGAATACACCATAACAAGCTGCACCGAATGAAAGTCCAGTGTCATCAGGGAATGGTGGGATATGCATGTTCTTGGCAACACCATTCTTACGAATCACAGAATTAGCAAGGATGTTGAGAAATACTCCACCAGCAAGACAAAGATTGTCATCAATATATCCTTGCTCTTTGAGTTCTTTCATCCATTCGAGCATTGCATTTTCAAAATTATATTGAAGTTGTTTTGCTTTGTTCTCGGCAGAAAGATTGCCATAATTAAAGTTACGACTAGGTAGAGACTCCAGTGCTACCTGTGGAATCCCCTCAAAATGATTTCTCCAATCTTTCTTAGGGT